ATACGAGATACTACGCGTCTCGTGGGCTCGGAGATGTGTATAAGAGACAGATCCAATGCTCCTTCGACTTTTGCAACTAATGTTGCTGCCTTGTCCTGAATGGAATCCCATCCTTCTTTCAGATTGGCGATCGCACCATCTGCCTTTTCTTTCGCTTCTGCTACCAATGATGCCGCTTTGTCTTTAACGGATTCCCAACCTTCTTTTAGGGTGTTCAGCGCACCTTTAACCTTTTCTTTGGCTTCAGCTTCCAGTTTAGCTTTCTTGTTCTTGATGCCTTCCCAAAGTTTTTTGATTGATTGGATTGGATGAATGTTCTTCTTCGCCCATTTCCATAGACTTTTAAATCCTGTAGCAATTCCAATCAAGAATTTTCCAAACTTGGTTTTCTTAATTTTTCCCCAGCTTTTATAAATCAAAATACCTGCAGCAGCTAAAGCTGTGATCGCTACAATTACTAATCCAATCGGACTTGTAAGAAACGCCATTGCTATTCCAAACGCTTTCGTAACAACTGTGGCAATTGAACATGCTGCGCTCCATGCTTTTGTAGCAATTGTCATTGCTGTCTGTGCTACTTTAGTCGCGATCATGATAGCTTTATTCTTGATCATCTGTGCTGCTTGTTTTACAAATTCTACTGTTGTTTTTGCAATTCCGACAGCTAAATTCTTAACATATGATGCGCCCAACAGAATTGTCTGTTTAATATCGGCTGCTTTTGCTGTTACGGCAAGTTTGATCTTACCTGCAAGAGTAGCAAATGATTTTGCAAATGGAGCAACTGCATCTTTAGCATATAAAGCATTTAAGTATAATGTTTCTGCTTTATCTTTGATCTTCGCTACTGTTGCAAGCTTAACCATTTCAGCGAGTGCTTTGAATGCTTTTCCTGCACCGCCCATCTGACCGATCAATGATAGAAACTTCATTCCTTTGACTGCTGCATTGAATCCAAGAAACGCTACTGTGATTGCCTGCACTGCTCCCTGATGTTTATTGATCCAGTTTGCTAATCCGTTCAATCCCTTAACCAGAAGATCTAAGAATCCGATGATCGCATCTCCGACAAAGTTAGCAAGCGGTTTGAATAAGTGATCCCATGCCCACTGCCATAATGGCTGCAATGCTTTGCATACTGCTGTCAGTACATTTAGTGCTGCGGCTAATAATTCAATCAGTTTTGGAGCAAGTTTCTGCATTGTCCATTTTCCAAGTGGAACCAGCATGTTCTTCCAGATCCATTTGAAAGCACCTATTGCAACCTTACTAAATGCACTAAAAGCTACTCTTAGCTTATCAATTGCTTTTCGTAGATTATCATAGCCTTTCCCAAGTTTCGTAGCTTTTTCATCCTCTCCCTTGGGAAGAGAACCCATATCTACAGTACTGCCAGATGCTCCACTGCCTGCAGAACCTGTACCAGAAGATGGTGCAGAACTCTTTGATCCGGATGATCCTTTTGTTTCAGTCAATTTATTGATCTGATCAAATCCCATCAATCCAGATATCTTCTTTGCCGTCTTTTTGGCTGTGTCTCCAACTTTCTTTGTTGACTTATTCAGCTTATTTGCGGAACTTGTCGCATTGTTCAAGCTGTTAGATACCTTTCCTGCACTTGTCGCCGTCTTATCAAGACTTGCTGACGCTCCACTGGTCTTCTTGCCCATGATCATTGCTGTAAACGACTTGAATGCATTTGCAAGAGTCATTAATTTTCCAAGCACCAAGTTAATTACTTTTACGATTGGCAAGAATAAATTGATCAATCCTTGTCCAATTGAAGCTTTCAGGGAATCAAATTGTAATGACAGAATCCTGATCTGGTTCGCCCACTGATCAGAGGTCCTTGAAAAGTCCCCTGTCGCATTTTGCAACTGTTGCTGTACGAATGCATATCTTAAGGCTACTTTCTCCTGTTCCGTCATGGCACTGGTCGTTTTACCGAATCCATTTGCCAATGCGTATTGATCAAGAGCTGTCTGTGTCATTACAATTCCTAAATCTTTCAACGTCTCCGTTTCTCCGGAGAACACAGATTTCAGTTTCGTGAAAGCTTCATCCTGCGAAATGTTATAGAAAGAAGCAACATCTCCAGCAAGTCCAGTAAGAGCCGTGCTCATCTTGTACGATTCCTTTTCAGAAAATCCAAAAGCATTTGCCATTGCTCCGAATGTTCCGGTAAACTTCTTTGCCATCGTTTCAGAGAGTCCGAATGTACTTGCTGCATTTTGTGCAAATTCGTTTACTTTTTTGTTCATTGTCGGAAACACCACGTCGACAACATTCTGTACCTCTGTTAGATTTGATCCTAGCTCAATACAGTCTTTCGCAAAACTTGTTAATCCTTTTACAGCAAAAGCACCGGCAAGCATCTTTCCTGTCTTCTTTGCTAGGTTCTGTATTCCGCCTAACTGTTTATTAAATTGTTGTTGATTGATCACCAGATCCAGCCCGATCTGACCTACACTATCTGCTGCCATACTTATCACCTACCTTGTCTTACACAAAGTAGGCTGGCTTAGCTACTACAACGGTGCTTACCTATGCTCTTCCCTTTGCGGATCCATACTATATTTACCTGTTTGCATCGGGGACATTTGATTTCCCCTTTTACATACTCTGCAACCATCAATGTCTGGCCGCATTCCTTACATTTTATCTTTTCAATTTGTTCTACCTCCTGCCATGTCAACAAATGCCTGTTTCATCGTTTCTAAGAAATCATTTGTTTCTTTTTCTGTCTTTGTCTTAGCGGCTTTTCTTCTCCACTTGTTTCTAATCTCTTTTTGTTCCGGAGTAAACTCTTTGATCACTTCATTATCATCTTCTAATCGGATGGATACGATCCGTCCTAAGGCTGTATCTGGTCCTATTCCACAAAGCAGCGCTTTGAACTCGTGCCATTGCATTTCCTTAAACTCTTTGGAATAGATTCTGATTCCATACTGCTCCGCAAACGAAGATACGATAAGATCCCAATCTTCAAACAGATCATATCCGGGATCAACTACTCCCCCGATTCTTCTTGGTCATCGGTTCTTGAAATCAATGAAACTGCTTCCTGCACAACTGTGACATAATCCCCAAATTTTAAATGTAATTTTTCCAAGTCTTTCTGCGCCTTATTTGTAAAGATAAGATTACAAAGCTTTGTAACAGCTTTCGGTGAGATATCATCCCCATCATCACCAAGCTCTGCCAGAACTTCGATCATGGTTGTCGCATCTGCATTCACTTCATATTTCTTTCCGTTGATCACTAATGCCGGATTCTCTTCGAATTTCAGCTTATCTGTAATATCTACTACTTTTCCCATTCTATCTCCCTTTCAAAAAAGGAGAGGTTTCCCTCTCCTAAACTCCTGGTGTTACTGTTGGTTTACCATTGCTCTGTACTTCAAATTCCAGAGGTGCAACTGCTGTAGAATCTCCTGCTCCTACATTTGTCACATTGATAACTGCACTTGCAAACTTGACAACTGTTTTGTCCGGGAACGTCCATTGAAAATCTTTTTCTACATTCCTTCCATTTTTCCATGCCAATCCTGCAACCGCATCATTTCCGGCATCTCCTACATTTCGTTTTGCTGTAACTGAGATCGTAACGGATTTTGCAGTCATTAATCTGCGTGTCCATCCTTCTGTATCAAATGGAGTCCATTCCTCCACACCGTTATCAAAGGATACTTCGAATGTTTCACAGTCCGCAATATCTTTCATTGCAGCGGTTGCCCCTGATGCTGCAGTGTCGATCTGAAACTGATTTTCGTAGCAAGGATATACTCCGCTTTTAGCTGTTTCGCTCATCGTCTACCTTCCTTTCGTAATAAATGTCAAACCAAATGACACGTTCATAGATTCCTTTGTCATCCGTTCCAACATCTACTGGTTCAGGAACCTGCATGGATAAGAAATCTACTTTTGTATCTTTGATCATGAATTGTTTCTGTATTTCTAATATTTCAAACAGTTCGGCTGCTGCCTGTTCTGTTTCTTTTGAATTGTTGTTCCAGTGGACTAAGACAGATATACTTTTCGTATCATATTTCTTATATCCACCTACTGCATACCGTTTTGGAGCATAGGAACTTCGTTGATACACTCCAATGGATCTGTCTTTTTTGTTGTCTAACTTTCCTGTGTAATAGTGATCAGCTTCAAATACTGTTTTCAGCCAGTCCTTCACATCTGCTAACAAAATCATACGCCACTCTCCCTTCGGTACAGTTTCTTGAATGCTTTCTGTGCAAAGTCTTCATACAATCCACCAGGAAGCCATGGATTAAACCACTCGCCACCTGCAAACGGATTTTCGTATGTCTGAAAATTGTATTCCGGATGGAAATATAACCTTCTGGCATATGGCGTTGTAGATACAATCCTTGTATGTCCTGTTTTGCTGTAAGTATAATCTACAAATGTATTATCATTTTGCAGATTTCCTGTATCAAACGGCATAACCTGAGCTTGTACCACTTCGGTATGCAAAGCTTCTGCTGTCTTTTCCAGTGCTGTGACTTGTGCCTGTGAAAGCTCCCGAAGTCTCTGTGTGTTGATTTTTATAATTGAATTGCAACGGATCATCACATCAACTCCAATCTGGTATAATTGACCGTCCCATCGGGATTTCTTGCTTTCTCTCCACTTACGATCACTCTCTCAACTCCAAAGACTGTTGCGACACCGCAACTGATCACTGGTACATCTGGGGCGATATCTCCACAAAAAAGAGCAGATCCCGTAACCTGTACGATCTTCTGCTCATTTGTCATAACTCTTTTTGCTTTATCTTGATAGTTGCATTTGAAATCCGCATCGATCAGAGTGATCGGCTGCCCTTCCTCTCCAATCTCCTCACTATCAATTCGAATGTGAATATCCGTCTGACACATTGATTTTGGAATTAACTCTGGCCATTTCATCAGATCGCCCCCAATCTCCTGCAGCACAATCCTGTCTGCTCTAACATCGCGTAATTGTCAGCTTTCATGATCACCCCATCCTGAACTGTCACATTCCATCCACCGGCATTGATTCCCATTGACACACCATTGATCGAATAAGAACTTAAGACACTGTTGATCAGAGATTCATTTTCTGCTTCAAAATCTGCCTGTTTACAAACAACCAGACGTATCACATCTTTTTGAAATTCTGTCAGATTCTCAAATCCTCTTGCTACAATACGGTTAAATGTAAGCGTGTCAATGTGTCGGCTTGCGATATACAACCTCTTTTCAAGATCATCCGTTGTGATCACACCGCTGACTTTTTCATAATACTCCTGATCTGCATAAGAGGCGAGTGCCATATGCACCACCTCCTACACTTCTGTATATTCCGTAGTGTCTACGTCAACGTAAACAGAATCAACCTTGCCATCTTTTCCGTTCGGGAATACAAATACGTCAGATAAAGTTCTGTTCTGATACAGATAACCATCACCTTCTGTGTGTGTTCCTGGATCAAAGTAATAGATGGATGAGATCTTAGGAACTGTCTTACATGTCTGTCCGCATGCGATCAGCACATTGATCTTATGTGATCCTGTTACGGATTTACCTGCGTCTTTCTTTACTGGTGCAAATCCGCCTTCTTCAACTTCCCAGTTAAACTTATCATAGAAGCGTTCATCATCGATAACTTCCATAAGTGTTACGCCATCAATATCTGTGACTCGTGTTTCGATTCCCATACCGCCTTCTGCGATCTGAGTCATCTCAATCTTACGAGTAAATTCTGTAGACAGTTCTAACAGATCCATGATCGCAGATGATACATACATGATCAGTGATCCATTCGCTTTGTATCTGCGAAGTTTTCCTGCTGCAAGGAATCCTTTTAACTTGCTGAATACATTTGCTTTTGTATAATCACTGGAAGCTGTTGAGCTGTGATATCCAGTCACTTTCTGCGCAGCCTGTGCTACTTTAGAGAAGAATAACGCATCTGTTTCTGGAACTACCTGAGTCTGTTCAAAGACTTTGGAAATATTCTGGATAGATGCTGTTGCGTTTGTCTCATCGACATCTGCTTTATCAACAAGAAATGATACATCTCTGTCGTGTTCTACGGTAAATGCAGTATCTGTCTGTGCATAAGTTCCTTTGTTCCATCCGCCATTTCGACTGTGGTTTTTGAATCCAGATACAGACATCTGTGTGAAGTGGAATGTTTTCGCATCCAACCATGTTACATTTGATGTTACAAATGGAGAAGTTAATGTTCCCTGCATTAAGATCTCCAGAAGTTCTGGCTCCCATACCTGTGCATAATTTAATGCCATTCTTTCTTACCTCCTAATTAAATCGGTTCCATCGTTTTGTTGGTACCGATTTCTGCTGTGGTGTATTGCCACCAGTCTCTCCGCCATGCTGCTGACCAACTCCGATCTGACGGAATCCTGTCTGCTGCTGTTCCTGTGGTTTTAACTGTGGCACATCTTCCAATACTTTGTTTAATGCTTCTTTTAATTTTTCGGAATCAATCTTTCCATCCTGTACGACCTGTGACACGTCTGCCAGTTTTAACACGTAAGGCATTGTTTTTAAGTCGATCCCAAGTTCTCCAGATAACTTATAAGCATCACGCTCGATCATAGCTTTCTGTGCCATCTGCTGCGCGTTCTGTGCCGCGTTCTGGATTGCTTCGATGTTTGGTTCATTTGCAGCTTTCTGCTGTTTAAATGCCTGCATTGCCTGTTCAGCTTCTTCCTGGCTTAAGCCCTGCTGTTTAAAATAGGCTTTTAATGCAGTGTTTTCTTTTGCTGCTAATGTCCCATCTAACATTTGCTGAATCTTATTGTAGTCAATCTGTGGCTGTGATGGATCAGTTGCCGGCGGAGTCTGATTTGCTCCTGGCTGTGGTGCAGGCTCTCCCTGTCCTCCCGTTGGTTCTGATCCTGGTTCCGCAAAAAACTGTAGATTCATGTTTAATTTCTTTTTCATTGTTGCTCCTTTCCATTTTGTGGGTGTCTCCCAATTATCTATCCATTGTCTTCGGTGTCACCGCCCACGCATCTTTTACCCTCTTATCGTGTTTGGAGCATAAAAATAAGACGTCTTAACGGAACGTCTGCTACCGAGATTTATGGATCACCTCTTACTTTCTTGCCTTGGTACTTCTTTTTGGTTTTTCTTCTTCCTCAGTTCCTTCCTGAGCTTCTGGTTCTTCTACTGGTTCAGTGATTTCTTCCGCTACACCTGCTGCGATCAGTACCTGACCTCTTTCTTCTGTAACATCGAACTCATCTCCAACACGTTTTTCAAAACCAAGTTTTCTGTCGTGATAATTGTAAGTTACTCTTACTTTCATTGCTGGTCCTCCTTTCCTTAAAAATGAGTATAAAAATACCACCAACCATTTCTGATCAGTGGTATTATCTATATCTTTTACTTCTTATCTTCATATTCTCTCACAATCTTCTTCATATACTCTCTGTATTCTTCTATCCCGTTGAAGCATTCCCAATGATACGGAATCCATTCACCAGTTATTTCATAACATCTCCTTTTTAAATACTGAATTTCTTCATCTTCTTTTAATGCCTGAATCAATTTTTTCATTCAACCAGCTCCTTATATGCCTTGAATATTCCATCTAATATTTTTTCTTTTTCATCCAATTCAAGTACATCTATGCTGCTTAAATTCGCAAATATTTCCATCGCCTGTACTTTAGGATTCGATTTCCAATAACTCTTTTTATGCCCTACTGGAACTATAATCTCACCTTCACTCAATGCGCTGATAATATCTGAAATTGCAAAGCTGTACTCATACTTCCCATTTTCTTGAAACCATTCTTGAACTTCATCTCTTTTATCATATACTTTTTGTCTACATTTTTCAATTTCTTGAAGAAATCTTTCATCTTTCCAACTATTGTATTGTAGAAAATCCATTCTATGTGTTATTTCATGCGAAAATACATAATCCATATCGTACAATTCAATATTAGGTGCTTTAGAATTGTATTTTATAATATCTTCATTAGGCAAATATGCAAAAGGCACTTTAAGTTCTTGGTCTTCTACAAATTCTACTGTATCCACAAAAAATGACATATTAGCCTTGTGTCTTGAATTATCTATGTTATTTTTTATCTTTTCTTTGAATACTTCGAGAGAATCCTTTATATTAAATCCTTCTGCTTTCTTTTGAAACTCTTGTTTCCATTCTCCAAGTTTTATTTCATACTTTTCTTTATTTTCTCTATCTAATGAATAATTTGCCAGTCTTCTAAATTTCTCTTTCTGTCTTTTGGCATATTGTTGCTTCTGATCATCCTTATAATCATCCTCAACTTTTTTAATCTCTTCCTTTGAAAACTTATCGTCTGGCGGTGTACTGATTCCAGGGAAGTATGTTGTGTGACTGTCTTTGCAGTTTGGATGATAAAGTCCTGCTGCCATTGCAGAACTCATCAATGGATAACTTCCATCCTCACTGCTTCCACCACTCCACACATCGTCGATCAGAATCTTTCCAACAAACGGCAGGCACTTTGGGCACGGATTTCCTCGCTTATTCATGATTACAAGATGGCAACCCCATTCTTTACGCTTTTCTCCTTCTCCAGTAAGATAAGCTCTCTTACTTGCTGTTCGGATTGCCATACCTGCGTATTCTTCTATCCTATGCATTGATCCATTCTTGTACTGGATGCATTGGATACCTGCTGCAAGAAAATCCTTTGTTGCCATATCTACAGCTTTTTCATAGGTGCCAACACCACTGTTTGCATATACCTGCGCATTGAATATCGTCTTTCGATACTGATCATTTGCACGTCTTAGCATCGCTGTCTCTGCACTATCCATATCTGAGACTGTCGCATCGATCAGTGCATTCATCTTACGATCGTTGATCTGAAAAAAGGAAGCATCAATATCTCCCTGTCCTCTACTGGTGCTTTTACCAATAGATTCCAAGATTTGTGCTTCCTGATCTAAATATCCACGTTTTCTTGATTCGCTGATCAGTGCAGGAATACTTGAATTGATTTCTCCAAATTGGTCCTTGTATCTCTCTTTGTTTCGTTTCTTGTATTCTTCCAAAGCTTTCAACTGTTCTGCCTGCCACATACCCCATTCAAAACCTTCTTTGGTTTCTTCTGCCCTGTGGCGTTCCATGTTTCGGATCATGGATGCGATCAATTCATCTTCAATTCTTTTCAGCTCTTCTTGAATATCGTACTCATTCATCGTTCACCCGTGTTGTAATACACTTTATACCCGCGTTTCTTAAACTCTCTTTTCATCTCTTTGAGTTTTGACATGCTGCTACACCTATCCTTTCTCATCTCGATGATTCCGTTTTTCTCAATCGCATAAATACCAAACGGAACGTGATCACTCATCTGTCTTAGGAACTTTTTCGTCTCCTGTCGGCTCATTCTGTATGAGTGGTTCATTATTGTTACTACCATTTGATTCTCCTATCTGAAAATCTCCTGCTGCCGTATTGACCGCCGGATCTTCTACTTCCATGATTCCTTGTTCTGCTTTCAGTCTTGCAACCTCTTGTTTCTTCCATTCATCGTCTCTGGAATCGCCATACAGCTCGTCCACACAAGCTTCAACGCTCATGACTCCCTGTGATCTTCCTTTTCCAACAGTTTCAACCTGGCTCTCGAAAGATGGATTGGCATATTCTCCAAACGTTACATCTACCTCGACATCATCATTACTGTTCTGTCCATTTAGTTCACGGTATGATTTGATACTTACCTTGATCAGACTTTGCAAGTCTTCCTGCAATGCGCCTACGATCGCATTTCTGCTATAAAGTGTAGCTTTCTCTTTTTCTCTCTGTGCATCTGCGTTGTCCAGTTTCTTTACGTCAATCCCTAACGTTGACGGACTGATCAGACCTTGCAGACATAAATCCAATGCTGTTATGTATGCTGATAAGTAGCTTTCGTGTGGAATCTCTGGCTGTTGCAACACAATTTCACTTTTAGCTCCTTCGTACATATTGGAATTTGTTGTAATATAACGATTATCAAAGGCATTGACTGGTAATGTCACACCTGTTTCTGGATTTCTTGGTAAAAAGCATTCTGGAATATACTCTTTGCTTCGTCCGGATCGCAGTGCATCCATCCATTGGCTGAACGCTTCGTCAAAGGCATCGAACGCATCAATCTTACGATCAAAGATGCTCTGACCTCTACTATCCCATTTTCCAGATTCAAAGAACATAAGCGGTACAGCGAGCATATATTCGCCACGTTGCTTAATCTCTCCATCTTTGCCTTCCTGGTATGTTGAGAATGCCAAATTCTGCAAGTTTCTTGTTTCATCCAGTGCATCAAGTGGTACTTCCTTATCATCGCAAGTAAGCTTATATTTGATATATCCATAGCCGTAATACTCATGCAGGATATATTCTCTTCTTTTGTGATCATAAACCGTTTTGAACTCAATCTCTGTGATCCTGCCACGGTTATTCTTAACCTCAAGTCGTTCTCCAGGATAGTACTCAATGATCGGATACTGTGAAAGACTTGTATCAAATGTGACCTTAAAAGCTCCATCTCCGATGTAAAGAGTTTCTTTCGTTGCTTTCTCCAATCGCTTCTTGATCTTATTCTCTTTTGCAATCTCATCCCATATATCCTGATCCTGCTTCTTTTTGAAATCAAAATCATTCAGACTGGCAAGAGTCACACTTGTGAGCATATCAACGATCAATGACGGCAATCCTGTATGAATCTTATTGATCTCCATTCCTGGACTGCACTTCGCTGCCCAGAAACTCTGCCGACTTGTATTGATAACAAGCTGTCGGTACAGCTGTTCCAGTTCGTTGCTGTCCCCTCTGTACCAGATACGGTTTTTAATTGCATTTGCTTCGTAGTCCAATGTTTCAGTTATGTTGATTCTTGAGGGATTCGCCGGCTGTACATTTAACCAACTGCGAATCCCTCCTTTTACTTTTTCCATGATATTATCCACCCATTTCATCTTTGTCTCCTATTTGCATCTTGTATGGCAGCCATGCGTACTGACTGGCATTGATCGTATGATCGTTTCTGTCCTCTGGTTCATTGTTCTTGTCTTCTTTCCAGCTGTATCGTTCAAGTTCTGAGATATGGTTAACACAATGTTCAAGGACTAAATAGGCATCCTGTTGCAACCATGAGATCTGCAGCATGATCCTGTCTATGATCGTTGTTTTCTTGTATGCCGGAATGAAATTATGCGCACTGCCATGCAGTCGTTTGTGTTTGTTTAACTCTGTGATCGTTGCCTGATCGGCAGAATCTATGAATACGTCTCTTGCAAATCCCCATTCTTTACGGTTTGTTTCCAGGAAGTCTACAAAGTTTCGCACGGCATCCGATGGTGCCAGTGGGATTGTCAGATCCGCATTGCTGTAAATCTTCTCATCTACTGTGATCACTCTGCGATCTTCTGTGATGATCTGGTAAATCATAGCAATCGTATCTTCCGATTCAGAAGAGTAAGAAGTATCCAGACCTGCAGTGATGGTTTTTATCTTGATCTTTCCATCTTTTAGCTGCTGTTTTAACCATGCTTTGGTTTTAACATGCCGCTTTCGGTCAAAATTCGAAAAGACAAGACCTGTTGCTTTTCCTCTCAATCCTTCAATCTTGTTCTTCCAGATCTTCGTCCCTTTCGGAGTGTTGGCAATGATCTTGTCTAGTTTTTCTTTTGGTAATCCCAAGTTATGCACAAAAGAAAAGAACCAATGGACCCAGTTAGGTTTTGGTTCTTCTTTTAACTCATCTTTTATTTCTTTTGGCGTTTCCTGTTCCCATTCTGGGAGTGGCCTGGAACAATTTATGTATTCTTTGTAGATCGGCAGTGCTGGATCATCAGGGTTTAGTGTTGCCATCAGGTAATCACATCGCATCGCTGATTCTCTTACAAAGTCAATATCTGCTGTATTGATCTCATCAATATACAGGCATCCATACTGACCACCTAAGGCTTTTTGCCACTTCTGTTTATCTCCATATCCAAGTACATAAATAACTTTATCGCCTTTACTTGTATGATACAATAGATGCGGAATCTTATCATCTTTGGTTCCGTTTCCATGATATTCAACAAGCTGTCCAAAATCATCGATAATCCCTAAATCTTTGTTGATGATATTCTTTTCTGCAGTACCGGTATCTTTCGCTGCAAGGATATGCAGTTTCTTTTTAGACTCTGCTACCTTAAGCATGAACTTAAAAAGACCTACTGTCGTTTTACCTGCTGCTGTCGTGCCTTCCAGGAACTCTACTGGTGCATCGCATCGGATAAACGCTTTATACTTTTCTGACAGCAACAGGCGTTCATCGCTCATTTACCCACCTCGCATCTGTTTGATCAGATCATCGAGTTTGGATTTTTCTTCTTCCAGGCCAGATACTTCCATACGGTCTTTGAACATTCCAAGATGTCTTCCTAACAATTCTAACGCTTTTCCTTTATCATTCAGCTTAATTTCTACGCCGTTACGTCCTTCTTTGATTCCTGCGATCGCTCTTACCATCATATCGGATAAATCCGTGGTATTTTTTATGATTACCTGTCCGTCCCGGACCTCTGCATAATCTGTAGCTTTCGCAAATGCAATTGCCGCCAGTTCTTTTACTACCTGATCTTGTGTTACCTCTGTACGCTCCTGACGTTCTTGCATTCGTTCCTCAATATATTTTTTAATGTTAGCATATGTTAGCAATCTGCTGCCATTCGCTCTTGCTGTTTCATCTTTTTTGATTGATGGATAAGCTGTTTTGTAAGCCCGAGTGGCATTCAAATCAATCAGATATTCATCACAAAATCTTTTCTGTTTATCTGTCATTCAGGCTCACTCCTTTCTTTCGTATCGTTCTCTTTATTTACTACTCTTTACTGTAAATGGAACAATGGATTCTGGAATATAATTCACTTCATACTTGTACTTATTAACCTTTGCCCCTCCAAGATCTTCGATCACATACATGCTGTCTTGATTCATGCCAATGATATGTTTCTTATATGTTCCATCTTCTGTCTCTACAATAAGTTTTACTTTCTTACTGCTGTCTGTTTCTAATGAAAATGCTCCAACTAGTTCAAATTCTACTTTGTCTGTTCTTGTATTGATCACTGCAAATCTGCGTAATACATTAAAATTATCTGCTTCCTGCGATACATTGCTAGATACTTTATCTGCTTCTGTGCATGCAGTTAATGTTCCACCAATAATTGCTAATCCTAACAATGCTACTAGAAATTTCTTTTTCATGTTAATCTCCTTATTCTATAATCATCCAGTCTTCTGCCAATACGTCTGTCTGTGATGCTAACCATGGAACTAACGTATCATCTGCTGCCTTCATAACAATAAATTCTTGCAGATCATTGATATCCTTTCCCGTGTACTGCTTATACATCTGGCACCCTACTTTTGGTGATTTGAATAGATACATTCCTTTTCCATTCCATCCTTTTCTTGTAACCATTAATCCACGTTTCAAATATTTAATAGCATCCCCAAAGCTAAATGTAGCCACTCCACCAAGCACAGGACAGTTCTTTGGATTTGCCACAATCCATTCATCAGATAAGATATTAGAAAGTGTATATTCAACCCTCTGCGTCTCTCTAATATCAAGTAGATCTCCCTGTCCTTTGTCAGCGTCTTTCGGTCTGCACTGCATCATAATTGTTTGCTTTTCTATGTCCCAGTACCAATATCCGCCCCAGAATGGAAGTTTTACCTTATGACCTTTTTTCATTAATTCAAATGCATCTTTAAAATTCATATCTCTTTCCTTTCTAAATTTAGACATAAAAAGACTCGGGGTCCGAAGATCACCCGAGTTCATTCATTAAGTAAAAAGAAGAGGACTAATTATGAAGTATCGCTTCATCTAATCGCTCTAGCCTATATATTAGCCTATTTTTTGCGAACGTGACCGAACATTTTCTAATTTTCTTGAAAAAATCTTGTATTTCTCATTCTACAACTGTCTTCTGTATAAGCTACTCTTCTTTTTGGATGTAACTGATTCATCTTATGTGCTACCTGCAGCCACGTCATGCCATCAATGTAATAAAATCTAAACATCATTCTTAGTTCGCTTTTCTCAATACTATTTATATATTCTTCCGCTTGATTCATGAGTTCCAGCAGTTCATTTTCTTTTTCGATCAACATAGCTTTTCGCTTATTAAGCAGCAGCTTCTTTCTGCTAAGTTCTGGTACTGGCATACCCTCAACAACAAAGTGCTGTATTCCACCCATACCGCCGCTTACTGTGTCTTTTACAGTTCCTTCTTCTGCAATTCTGAAGATCTGCTTTTCAGTCTCTGTGATTCTTCTCCTTAAATCTTTAATTTCTTCTTTCATGTCACAATATTGGATCAGTACGTTCTTGTCCACGTTCTCCCCTCCTATTATCTGCTGCCTTATTTGATTTCATTATTTTCTTAATCTGATTGTCACAAATGCCCATGCAGATTACTCTGCACAGGCTTTGCGTTAATTTACCATATTTTTCTACCACTTTTTTGTTTCATTAAATTTCTCTTATAGAATTTTCCTTTGGTAGATGAATAGTATCTGTCTTTATCTTCTTTCTTTTTCTGTCTCATTGCCTGCATGCTTAACTTCCATGCGACAAATTGTGTACATTTTCTTCTACACTTAATCCTCTTTTCTCTTTCTTTCCCAGAATTGCACTTAAGACATGGACAATCTCTATATGCCATTACGTATCACTCCTTTTATTCAAATCTTCCTGCACTTGATCCATATCGATGCCATGTTGTCCCTTTTTTGACTTTTTTCTTTCTTCTTTGTCTAGCCTCTCTTTCAACTTCATCGATCACATCATATCGATATTTACTATCCCAGTATTCTATCAACTGTCGGCTGATTCCTGTTTCTCTTGCCATCGACTCACAGGTAATTCCGTCATAGATCATATTTTTTACGATACTTTTTTTGTATTCCTCACTGTATTTTTTACGGTCTACTTTAGGTACTTCTTCATCTTTGTACTGTGCTACCCATCTTTTTAATGTTCCAACACCAATTTCTGCTTTATCTGCAAACTCTTTTCGTGACATCCCTGATGCTATAAGAGCTCTTACAATTCCTCTTTTAAAATCTTCTGTATACTGCATATTTTTGTTTCAGACAGCTTAGTTCTCTACCTGAGCCAATGCATTATCCGTGATCATTGTTCTGTTTCTTTTTGCCTGATCGTATAATTCATTGTGATTCTTTTTTGGGTTTTGTGATTTGAAAAATAATTGTAAAAACTAAATCTAGTATCGTTAAAAAAATTTACATTTAAAAGAATCTGAAGAAATATGTTTGTGATCGTTTTACTTGTTAATAGTTACTAAAGAATCTTTATCAGGCAGAGAACTAAGCTGTCTGTTCTCCTTTCCGCCTGCTGCCTTTTCGGCAGTAGGCTAATAGATCTTTGTTTCTTATGCGTATTAATAGTTACTTGTGGTATATAAAATCAGCATTGCTGATTGTGCACGTTATTTGGTAACATTTCTTATAGTTTTACTATTCAACGGTTTTTTTAATTCCTCTGCTGATTTATAAATATCTCTTACCATCTTTTCGATCGTATACAATTTCAGTCCATAAGATTGTAAGTCAATGACTGCCTTTGTTAATTCTTCCATGTCTTTCTCTCCTTTCACGCTTATATATCAGCTAATGCTAATATGCAATAATCTTCTTTTAATCCTGCGAATCCTTCCAGAATATAGGTGATCTCCTTTTCAATCACTCTTCCTGTCGGTTCTCCATTGTCCATTTCTCTAAGTTCTAAGATATCTCCAATTTGATAATCTCTGTCATTTTTCCTTAATTCGAACGATTTTCTTCCCAATCTTACATCTTCAAAGAACATTTTTGCTAATTTCAATTTATGTCTGCGATCATCCATAACTGTTTCCGGTACTTCTACCTTGTTTGTCTGCTCAATTTCAACTTTCAAATCTTCTGGAAGATATTCTGGAAAATCTTTTTCAATGCTTGTTTGGCCAACGACTTGTTCTTCTTGTTGCGATGTCGCAACTGGCATAGATTCTGCTTTTGTCGGCTTTTTCGACTCTGGCTTTTTCTCTACTTTTTTTGGTTCTGGTTTGACTTCTTCCTCTATCTCTCCGTATGTAGCTTTCCATGGATCTGCTGCCCCTAAATCAAATGCCTGATCATATTCGCTTAGAATCTCACTCCATGTTAGCTCCTGCACTCCGGATACTCCCATCGTTCGAACTGTAATCTTTTCATCTTCGAACTTGATCACCAAGACTCCTTTTTTCATTAACCGATATCCTTCTGGAATAACTGCTGCCTTGATATCGTCAATGCACTTTGCGTTAGCGATCTCAATCAGCTCTTTTCTTCTGTCTTTTGATGCATACTCTTTTCTTAAGACCTCTTGAAACTTTGTTAGAACTTCATTCTCTCCTGCTGCCTTTTCCATTCGCTTAATCTCTCGAATGTCTTTTATGCTTGTCTGAGCTGTGATCAATACATAATCTTCTGGATCCATCGTTAGCATTTCAGATAATCTGCTTTTTCCTAAACCAATGAACTCTTCTCTTAATTCCAGACTATTCCCACCAACGCTGTATTTATCGTTGATTGCCATGAATCGACTTGTTGGAGATTTTGTTAATCCAAGTTCTTTTTCTGCAAATTCATAGATTGTATTGTATCCATCCTGTCTGTATGCTTCTGTGTCTCTGATCTGCTTTAATCTATAGCCGATCGCTACAAAGCTCTCTGCCAGGTGGTTAAGTCTTCTTTTGATGTCCTCTTTGATACTGATATATTCGTTTAGTGTGATCTGATGATATTCTTCCATTACGCTGCCTTTCTTACTCTCTTAATCAATGCGTTGTGAAATTGTCTCACAAACTGATCTATTTCTTTCGGTACTGGATTATTGTGTAGATTATTGTATGCTCCACGATACTGTATAATTTCTAAGTTTCTAACTTCCATTGTGTAGTAACTGGTATCTTCTTCTCCCTGTTTCCTGATAAACAGAATGTCTGTTTCTCCTTCAGCTACTTTTTCTGTGTAAGTTCCTACGCAATGGTGTAAGTTTCGTCCTTCTTCCGCGATCTCTTTTAGAGACATCGGAACTATGATTTTATATTTGCTCGTCTCATAGCTGTACAATGCTTTCAGTTCTTGGATTCTTTGCTGATATTTCTTTTCTCTTATATTGTCTCCTTGAATCTTCATGATCTTTGTCAGATCATCATGCCTGTCTTTTAATTTTCTCGGAAACAGTACAGCTTTATCCTTCATGTTATAGCCTAAGTCTTGTGCCATTTTCAAATAATCCAGCCATATCCCTGCATCGTGTCCCTTGCGTGTGTAGGTTGCTATTTTCTTAATCGTTGTGAACGTTCTCAATGCTATTAGATGATGCCCTGCATTGGATAATGCGATAATTTCATCGTCTGTCAGTTTTCCATCTGGATCATTTCGTAACACTCTAATCTCGTCTCTTCCAAGATCATAATCTCTTGCTTTTCTCATATTTGCTTTCGTAAGTCCTAAAACTTCGTTAAGCTTTGTGCCCACATTTAAAAATCTGTCATAGCTCCATAATTGTCTTGTCAGTTTTCGCATGTTTGCTTTAATTACAAGTTCTAACTGTGGGTGCTGCATATAATTTTCAATGATCATTTCATACTGTTCCTGTTTGCCCTTCCAGGATGCAACAACATCGATGCCGCTATGTTCTAGGTATGTATCCTTGATCATTTGTTTCAAATTCTTTGGATAGATCCTTGCCTTTCCTACATTCATTGCTCCTGTATCATACCAGTAGGCTTCTTCTCTTGGGTCTTCTGCAAGTCCATTAAATAACTTGTAATTTTCTTCTATGAACCAAATAAAACGATCTGCTATTCTTACACTTTCTTTATTTTCTGCAAACGACTTTTTCTCTACCAAGCTTTCTATTGCGGCGATTCCGATGTTTGTTTTTTGGAATCTTACCACTTTGATAGAATCTTCAATATACGATTGTAGTCCTGCTGCCTTATATATGATCCTCTTTCTGCAGCTTGGGCAAATTCCTCTTTTGTTGTGTGCTATCTTTTGTTTCCTGCGGTCTAGTTTTACCTTTTGTCCACACTTTCCACAGAATCCTGTTGATTCCTTGTAAAACAGATAAGATTCCATTTGCTTTTCTGCCCATTGCCTTAAGCCTTTTGTAATCGGTCTGATTTCTTCCGATTTCTCTTTGATCTTCTGCATTCGTTTTTCATGACGCTTTTCTGATTTTTCACTATTGATCCTTTCTTCAATTTCGTGGATCTGTTTGTTTGGTTCTGTTTCTTTCCATCTCCAATCATTCTTTCTGTTTTGTTTATAAAAATCAGATAACTCCTTTTTCTCTTTCTTACTCAATTCCAATTCTACTTTAAATTGATCATCACTGTACTTCCACCAGCTTTCTAAACATTTTGTATTCCACCCAACACCTTCAATGTAATTTGCGTATTCATGTTCCCTTAAGCAGATTCTTGCATTGATATTATTTGTCTTTCCGTCAATCCATTTCCCATCGATTATGAAGCAGTCGCCTAATCTATGAATCTTTTTCTTTCCGAAGAACGGTATCTTTTCTATTGTTTTCTTTTTCATGCTCTTGCACCTTCTTTGTAATATCTTCCAACAATCTCAAACACGTCTTTATCTCTCATAGCTACGCAATTGCTTCCAGATTTTTTCATCTTTCTTGCTTCATTCTCTGCTGCCTTGTATGCATCTGTTAACTTCTTTCCTTTTTTTCGGATGGCGATCGCTAAATCTTGATCTTTCTCTGCTTCAACTTTTAAGAAATTGGCAATGGATTCTAAATATCCATTCTGTCCCTTTTCCTTTCTTACTTCCATGTCTAGCTTTCCGACTGCTGCCATTAGCTGATCAGTGACAAAATCAATCTCTCCATCCCAAAACATCTGCGCCAATTCAGCATCTATGCCGTTTTCAGCACATAACTTGTCCAGATTTTCTTTCTCCCCTTCTTCTTTTAGGCTTCTAGCCACATCGTTGATTTCTGCTGCTGTCTCCATCTCTCCATATATGTCAAACATGATCACACCTCCTAATACAATTTACCGCCCATGATCGCACGTACTGCATCCTCTGGCTCGTATTTGCCACCATAGTTTTTTGCACTTTCCAGACGTTTATATAATTTCTTCTCGCTTCTTCGATTCATCGGACAGCACAAGTGCACGATTTCTTCCGCAGTCTTTCTTTCTGTGCCTAATTCATCAAATAATGCTTTCTGGACACCTCTTTTCAGAAATACATCGGTTTCTCTGCACATATGCGGACCTCTCCGCCCTTTATGTAGACCTGTTGGAAGTTCAATAATGTTATAATAAAAATCACATCCGCCCTGGCTTCTAAATACAATGTGATGCTTCTCCATGATCCCAACTTTTTCATCATCTTTGATTTCACCCAAAAACGCTTCTAACTCATATATTTCCATAGCTTTAATTTTTCCTCCAGTTCATCTTTACATTCATAACGCTCTAACAGATCACTATCAGCTGTTACATGATTTGTCTTCTTGAATATATAAACTTCTTTCCACAGATCCGCGTTAGCGATCTCTTTCCCGGCTTTTGTTTTCCAGTCATGTTCGGCATATACCCTTGCTGCTTTTAACATACGCTCAAAGTAGTCGCAATCCGCATGAATTCTTATTTCATAGGGTTGATTGAGTTTTATTCTTCTCAGCGCTGTTACTGCTGCCTTAATCGTGATTCTGTTGATTGTTGCCTCCATATCCCCACCATTTACATCTAACGTATATGGTTTTCCATCTGCTTTTATAAACTCCAGTACAGCTCTAAACACCGCTGGTCCTCTTCCTCTGCTGTGTGACACTGTGTATATGCTGTC